CGCGGCTGCGTAAGGAAATATCCAAGCGTGACCGACCGTACCCCGTCGAGTTGCTTCCTGAACTACGCGATGCCGCCGACGAGATCGAGCGCCTGACCGCCGAGCGCGACGAGGCGCGGCGTCTTGTGTGCGCTCAGTCGTATGACGATCCGCGAGGCGTGGCTAGGCAACTCGGCTGGGATTGCTTCAAGGAGCCTGCCAATGCCCCGTGACTACAAGCGCGAGTACGCGAAGTTCCAGTCATCGACCGCGTCGAAGAAGGACCGCGCGTCGAGGAACCGTGTCCGCCGCGAGGCCGAGCGCAATGGCCGCGTCCGCAAGGGCGACGGCAATGACATCGACCATGTGAACGGAAATCCGCGCGACAACCGAAGGTCGAACCTGCGCGTGGTCCACAAGTCCGTCAACCGGAGCAAGAAGTGATGCCGTTCAAGTCGAAGGCCCAGCAGAAGTACATGTTCTCCACCATGCCGAAGACGGCGAAGCGGTGGGCGAAGGAGACTCCAAACATGAAGTCGCTGCCCAAGAAGGCCGCGAAGAAGGGACGGCGGTGATGCCGCGAGTCGTTTCGAGCCAGAAGCAGCGCGTGTTCCACGGGAAACAGTCCGCCAAGAAGAAGCCAGCACCGAAGCCTCGGAAGAAGGGCTGATCCATGCTCGACATGTCGTTCGATTCGATTCGTCGCGAGGTCGAGAGCGCGGAGCGCTTCCGCGATGTGCATCTCTCGTCGCTGCGCACGATGGTCGAGAAGTACCACGGACCGTCGTTCCGGGAGGACCGCAACGATGCGTACATCGACGACCCGGAGAACTTCGGCCACGAGTATGTGTCGCTGGTGCTTCCGCGAATCATCCACGACACGCCGAAGTTCCGGATCAGGCTCGCAGACCCGATGCTCGACCTGATGATCGGCAAGCGGCTCCAGATCGCGGTCAACCGATGGTCGCGCATCACCAAGTTGCGCCGGACCCTTGAGCGCATCGCGGTGGACATGATGTTCGCGTACGGCGTTGCGATCACGGCGAGCGAGCCACGGCCAGAGTCGCGCCGCATCGACGGCAAGGAGCCGTACCTTCCGCGCGTGTACAGGCTGTCGCCCGAGCGGTTCTTCATGGACCCGGCCGCGAGCAACATCGAGGACTCCCGGTACATGGGCCATTGCTACGCGATCGACAAGGAAGACCTCCTCGCGAAGGCCGAGTTGGACGACACTTGGGACCGCGAGGCCATCGAGTCGATCCCGTCCGGCACCGACCTCAACGAGGTCCGCGACGACAACGGCCGCGACATCGAGGAGCGCAAGGAGTTCGCCGTCTACGAGGTTTGGGTGCCGGAGGCGGATCAGTCGGCAGCCGAGATGTTCGACGAACTGGCCGGACCCGGCCTCGTGAACGGCACGATCTTCACCTTCGTGAAGGGTCGCTCCAAGTCCAGCAAGTACGACGGGTACATCCGGCGACCGATCCCGTACTTCGGACCTCGAAGCGGCCCGTACACCGTCTTCGGCGTGTACACGGTCCCGGACGACCCGTACCCGCTGTCCCCGCTGATGGCGATCCAGTCCCAGATCGACGACCTCAACTCGCACCTGACGAGCGTCCGGTCGAGCGCGGCCGCGTACAAGCGCCTCGTCATGGTGGACGCGCGCAACGCGAAACTAGCGCAGGACATCAAGGACAAGCCGCACGACTACATCGTCCTTTCGGAGAGCCTCGACAAGGACCGTGTCGTCAACCTTGAGGTCGGCGGAATCACCCAGCAGCAGGTGCAGTACTCGCAGATCGCGCAGGACCGCCTCGATCGCGTCTCGGGCATCCACGACGCCATGCGCGGCAACATCAGCGGCGCTGCCACGGCCACCGAGGTCGCTGTCGCCGAGTCCAGCGCGACCATGCGCATGGCACACCTGAAGCGCCAGTTCCAAGAGTCGGTCGATGACCTCGCGCGCTCGGTCTGCTGGTACATGTGGCACGACGATCGCATCGTCCTGCCCCTTGGCCGGGAAGGCGTCGAGATGCTTCTTGAGTCAAATCCACTCTTCGTCGGAGGCGTCCGCGCATCCGGCTGGGAGGATCTCGAAGTCGGCGTCGATGCGTACTCAATGGAGCGTGTCTCCGAGGCGCTCCTCCAGAAGCGCGCGATGGAGATGCTCCAGATCACCACAAGTGTGGCTCAGGGCATGATGGCGATGCCGTTCATCAAGTGGCGAGAGATCCTCTCCGTCGTTGGTGACGCGCTGAACATCCCGCACCTTGCCGACATGATCGACATGGGCGCCATCCAGCAGGCCGCTGCTGCCCAGTCGCAGGGCGGCGGCATGGGCGGACTCCCGCAGCAGGGCGGCCGTCCTCCGAACGCGATGGGCGAACCCAACCCGATTCCGGCATCGAGCCTCGCCGGACTCCAGACCGCAGCCAACAGGGCCATGTGATGATCTACGAGTTCCTCGACAAAGACGGAAATGTGGTTGAAATCTCCATGTCGATGCGCGAAGCGCCAGCCATCGGCAGTATTATCGATCACGACGGCAAGCAACTGATCCGCATCGCATCGTCGATGCAGGTCGATCCGGCGACGAACAGGTCGCAGTATCCCTATGTGAGCAACGCACTTCCGCGTCGGCTGCCGGGATGCTCGACCACACGCGACGGGAAGCCTGTCGTCATGTCGAAGCGCCATGAACGGAACATCATGGCGCAGCATGGATTCGAGAAGGACTGAAATGCCAGAACCCGAGATCAATCCATCTGCCCCGACCAGCGAGGTTGTGAACGCAACTCCCGTTCAGGAAGCCGTTTCTGCGGTTCTGCCGCCGGAAATGGACAACTCCGCGAACGAGGACGCGGTTCTCGACAGGCTTCTTGGGGAAGACAAGGCTGCTCCACAGCAGCCAGTTCGGACGCAGGCTCCCGCTGCTCCAGATCCCGACTTCGATCGGGCGCTGAAGGCATTGCAGCGTGACGGCGTCCCGGCCGACATCATCGAGTCGATCAAGTCAGACCCTTCCAAGGTGAAGGAGTGGGGCTTGAAGGCGGCGAAGCGTCAGGCCGATGTGGATTCGTTCGGTTCCAAGAAGGCCAACGCGGAAGCGAAGGCCACCGAGGCACCGAACTCGTCTCCGAAGGCGTCTGCCAACACGGAGGATGGCGAATCCGATGCGGATCCGCTGTCCGAGTTCGGCGAGATCTTCGGCGACGACGCGGTGAAGCCGATTCGCTCGCTTGCGGACCGATTGCGCGCAGAGTTCGACGAGAAGACGCGCGACATCGAGACGCGGCACAAGAGCGAGATGGCCTATACGCGGATCGCGGCTGAATACGGGCAGCGCGCACCGTCGTTCGACGATGTCGTTGCCGAGGCAGCCGCTATCGGCCGGGAGAATCCCGGATCATTCGACTCCGTGGAGAGCATCTTCCGCGAGGCTTTCCGCCGCCATGCAGGCGAAACGAAGAAGGCAGATCCGCGCAACATCGCGCGGCCGACGATCGGCAAGCAGCCGATGCGTCCGGTCCGCGAGATCGACCGCGAGGACGCCGTACTCGACATCCTGCTGTCCGGCGGAACCCGTCAGGATGCGTTCCGCATCGCAACCCGATGAATAGGAGGGCATCATGCCTTCGATCCAGACTTTCAACGACTTCATGACCGCGACTGGTCCTGCCTACCTCACTTCGGCGGATCAGGTCATCAACGAAGCAGTCAAGAACACCTACGCGTTTTCCCGGCTCCTCAAGGGCAAGACCAGCGAGCAGACCATTCAGGGTGGCACCGAGATCCGCGATGTCATCATGTTCGATGACTCGCGCACCTACGACCACTACCAGCCCAACGACACCTTCGTCTGGCGCAACCCGCAGGTGACGGACTACATCCGCTGCCCGTGGCGCTTCCACATCGACCACATGTCGTGGACCGATGCCGAGGTCGAACTCAACAGCGGCGAGACGGCCGCCTCGACCAAGGTCGCCTACAAGCGACTGAAGCGCATCAAGGAGCAGCGCATGTGGACCTCGATGCTCAACGGCTTCGAGGAAGACCTGTGGGCTGTCCCCAGCGTCTCCGGCATGGAGGACGAGAGCGGCAAGTTGCCGTACTCCCTTCCTTACTTCATCACCGAGGTCGCCAAGGGGTTCTCGAACTCCCTCGGCCGTCGCGGCATGGCTCCGTACACCAGCGCGAGCAACACCGCTTCGACCATCATGCGCATCTCTCCGTTCACGGAGAACCGCTGGACGAACCTCGTCGAGTTGTACGACTGCCAGCCGAACGCGCTCAATCCGACCAATGCCCAATGGGGCGCGGTCACCGAGCGCAGCCTCAGCACCAACACGGTCTACTCGCAGGACGGCGCCACCACCGCGAATGTCGGCAACCTGTTCAACGCGATGGATGTCATGTTCATGCGCCTGAAGTACGAGGCGCCATCGACCCGTCAGCAGTACTTCGAGAACGACACGCTCAACCGCCAGATGATCCTGACCTCGCGTCAGGGCGTCCAGAACTACCGGAATGCGCTCCGTCTCTCGAACGACACGCTTGTGTCGTATCAGGATGCCTCGTACAGCAGCCCGTCGTACGCGGGTGTCGATGTCACCTACTGCTCCGATCTCGATTCTGCCGCAATCTACCCGGCGCATTCCACGACGGTCACGCAGGATCTCTCTGGTTACAACGGACGCGCGGTCGCTGACGGCGCATTCGGGTACTTCGGAACGGAAAGCGGCGCCAACACCATCGTGAAGGCTCCCCGCTACTACTTCGTGAACGGAAACTACCTGACGCCGATCTTCCATGCTCGCCGCTACTTCAAGCAGCATGAGGTTCTCCGTCACCCGAACCAGCCGTTCACCTATGTGCAGCCCGTGGACTGCTGGTCGAACCTGTTCTGCAACAGCCGCCAGCGTCACGGCGTCGTGGCTCCCATCAACTGCTCGTGATCCCAAAGGAGGGACAACCACATGATTCCCGGTCTTCTCAAGTCAACTGGAAATCTCGCGGCAATCGAACCCGCGACGATCATCGTCACCCCGATCGCGGCTGTTGCCGTCGCCGTTGGCGACATCGTGCAGTTCGATCTTACCTCTTCCAACTCGACCTACACGCTGTCATCCGCTCTGGAGGACTACGACAACAAGAAGTGTCCCTTCAATGTCGTCATCCTCGGAACGGCAGTCAGCAACGGCAAGGAGTGCGGAATCTGGGGCGTCGTCACCGAGGGTGCTGCTGCTGGCGCCCGGTGCAAGGTCTGCGTCCACGGCGTGGTTTCGGCTTATGTCGAAGGAACGACCGATGTCGCGGCTGGTGATGGTCTCATCCCCGGAGCGAGTGCCGATCTCGTCAAGGCTTCGAGCGGTGCAAATCCGGTCGTCGCCGTGGCACTCGCGGCGCAGGCGGCAGACAGCGCGGTGCTGATCAAGGTGCTGTTCAACGGCTATCAGTTCGGCTCGTCGGCTGCGTGATGAACGCGACAACTTCTACCGGGTGGCCGTGGGGAACCACGGCCACCCGCTTGCATGGCACTCAAATACGGGACGCTCAAGCAGCACATCCTCCTCGCGCTCGGCGGCCAACCGTCGATCGTGAGCGGTGTCTCGCAGGAACAGCGAGTCGCCGAGGTCGTCAATCAGGCTGGGCAGTACCTCTTCTCCCGTCAATGGCGCTTCCGCGAGCGGACCGCTCGCCCCGTGCAGTTGACGGCGAATCAGGACTGGGCGCCGCTGCCTGACAATGCGGAGGAGATCGTCAGCCTCGTCGCGAAGGCCGGACTCGGCTGGCGCATCGAGATGACGACCCCGGATCAGATCGAACTGCTGCGGGCGAGCATGGCCCCGGCACTCAGCGACGGCGTGTATTACGCCGCGCTCTCCCGGCCTTGGATGGTCGGATCGACGACGACGCCGCTGACGCCGGGGACAGGACTCCCGGCGACACGGCTCGAACTCTACCCGACGCCGCGCGCGACCACTTCGGACGCGATCATCATCCGGTACCGCGCCGGATGGGATCCGGTGTCTGGCGAGTCCGGCTCGATCACTTCGAGCGACTACCTCATCGCGATCCCGCCATACTGCGAGGCTCTCCTGATCGCGTACTGCCGCGCATTCGCGATGGCGTACGAGGACGAGGGTCTTGCGGCGCGGCTCGTCGAGATCGACAATGGACCAATCTGGAACGCCGCTGCAATCAAGGACGGCTTGCAGCAGCGCGACCTCGGACGACTGCCGTCACAGCGCAGCGGGTCTTTCGTGGACAACCCGACGCGCTACCGCCGAGAGTTCACGCTTCCCCCGTCGCCATGACCATCGAGAACCTGCTCGCCGTCGCTGTTCCGCTCACCGTAATGCTCGGCCCGCTGTTCGCCGTGCTGTTCGGGATCTCGAACAGGCTGTCGAAGATCGAGCAGCGCCTTGAGGGCGATGGCAAACGCACAGACGAGATCCTGCACAAGCACGACCGTCACATCCACGAGATCCGCAACTCGCTCCACAACATCAGCCTTCAGTTGGCCGTGCTGGAGCGAAACAACAAGGAGCAGAAGCATGACTGAGTTCACCCCGTCGTGGCGCACCACCGTTGCCGGAATCGGCGCCATCCTCGTCGCTGTCGGCGGCGCTCTGTCGGCGACCTTCGACAACGATCCGCTGACCGTCGCCGACTGGACTGCCGTGGTCGCATCCGTGATCGCCGGGTTTGGTCTGCTCGCCGCCCGCGACAACAAGGTGTCGAGCGAGAAGGCCGGAGCGAAGTGAACGACGGATACGACGACTGGTACCCGGAGGCATCATGCTCGAACGGATCGTCGCCCAGATTGCTCTCGCGCTGTTCTCGTGGCTTGAGAATCGCATCGAGCGTGGTTCCGTGGCGGTCGATCCTGATGGCGACGATGGGCGGCTTTCTCGCGCTGGTTCTCGGGTGCGCGAGTGGCTGCGGTCGCGCGGTGCTGATCCGCGAGACCGACCCGGTTCGGGCGGGTCCGTCGTTCAGGGGCCGGGTGTACACGCTGATCGAGAACGAGTGGCGTCTGACGCCGAACGAGGTTGAGATCCCGGAGGGGTGGTACATGGTTCCACCCTCCTTTGTCGAAGGGCCGCACGAATGACCGCGAAGATCCAGATCCGTCGAGACACGAGTGCAAACTGGGCAACAGCCCCGGTAGCCACGCTTGCCGAAGGCGAGATCGGCATCGACACGACCTTGAACCAGATCAAGATCGGAGATGGATCGACGATCTGGACCAGCCTTCGGTTCCTTGGCGGGACTCTTCCGGTCTTCTCATCCCCGGCGACGGACCTGAATGATGCGACGAACCGAGTTCAAGGCGTCTACAGATGGAGCGGGATCGCTGGCATCAGCAATGCTCCGTCTGCGCCCATCGACATCAAGACCGCCGATGGCGGACTCAACATGCTGGTGCTGGAGTTCGCATCCAATCAGGTTCTTCAGAACCTCTGGACAGACAGCGATGGAACCCAGCCTCAGAAGTCGTATTCGCGCATGTACGACAGCGGGACTTGGCGGGCTTGGGTCGCCCAGAATGTCTGGGGCGTGAGCGCAACGGAAGGCGTCGAACTCACGGCAAAGAGCCTTACGCTCAAGGACACCGGGGCAAGCGCGCTTGTCGTGGATGGAACAACGACCATCAACGGACCGACGATTCTCGGAAACGCAAATGCCGACATCGTGACCGTGCAGGCGGGAACGGTGTCTGCTCCGATCATCACGACTACCGGAGACACCAATACGGGAGTCTACTTTCCAGCCGCAGACAAGATCGCGTTCACGGCTGGAGGCACGGCGCAACTGACTTTGGACTCGACGGCCGTTGTTCCCCAGAACTTCGCCGTGTTCCACAGCGGAGCCAACTTCAGCGGCAATGTGGATCTCGGGACGAACAACATCAAGGATGTCAAGGATGCTCTTGAAGCCCTTGACGCAATCCCGCTTGCACAGTTGTTCGGATACCAGCCTGTATCTCCATTCGCATATCCGAGTCAAAGCAGGCCGTTGCTCTCGTTCGGTAATCAGGCAGGAACGGCTCCGTCTCCGGTCACTACCTTTGATGCCGCAGCAGCGATTCAATGGAACACGAGGTTCGGGTCTGGGAGCGTGGCTCCTCGTCTGTGGCCTGACAATGGTCTTTGGATTGGAGTGGTGTTCATGTTCAACACCGCCAACGGGCTGTTCCAGATCAAGTTGTTCAATCAGGCAAACCCGTGCAGCGCCGCTGTTGGCAATGATTCTGGCAACGACATCCTCGGCAGCGCACAGGAAACGACTAGGCATGTGTGGATCATGGCTCGAATCGGATGACGCACATCCAGATCCAACTTCCATTCGGCGGGTTCGTCGAGCAGAGCGCCTTCAGTCAGGTGCCGCCCGGAACGACGCTGTCCTGCCTGAATGTGATGCCGTCCGATGTGTGGAACGGACGGACGAGGATCGGAACTAGGAACGGGATCCTTCAGTACAACCTCGGCGATGTCCAGTTCATGGACACATTCCGCGCGTACATCGGAGGAACGCTCGTCGAGCGCATCATCTTCGTGCGCGGCGGCAAGGTGTACTGGAGCGATCCGAACTCGTCGCTCCCTGCAACGGCGAACCTGTATCCCGGACAGTCTTCCGCGCTGCTTGCGACGACTGGCCTTGTCGAGGGTGTCCAGTTCAACGAGTACTTCTACTTCGTGGATGGCATCTCGTATGTCAAGGTGCTTCTGACGGACACGACGACAGGAGCGAGCATCTGGGGAAGTCCTACAGGAACGCACAAGGGTCCGTATCACCTTGATCCGGCATCCAGCCCAAGCGGAAACCGTGCAACCCTGATCTGCCGATGGGGCGCCCGCGTCGTTCTCAGCGGGTTCAAGCAGACTCCGAATGTGTGGTATGCCTGCGCCCCGGACTTGGTTGCAGCGACAGGTTCAGGCAATGACGGGTGGGATGCATCTGAAGTCATCGGAGCAGTTGGTGCAGCCGTATCGGCGGAGTACGGAACGCTTGGTGACCCGATCGTTGCGATCTTCCCGTTCGCGCAGAGCGGGCTGATGTTCGCCTGCACGAACTCGTTTGCGTTCCTCACCGGAGATCCGCTGTTCGAAACGAGCGGCGGAGAGGTGCAGATGGTCAGCCTGACCAACAGCATCGGCATCGCCGGAAGGCGCGCATGGTGCTTTGGTCAGGAGAAGAGCGCGTACATACTGGCGAACGACGGCTTGTACTACTTGCAGGCCAACGACTTCAACTTCAACCGCGCAAACCGGATCTCCGCAGGGAAACTCGACTCGTTCTTCCTTCGGCTTGACTTCGGCACACCTGCCACCGGAGGATCCGGAATCTTGGCCGGAGGAACTCTGCGTGGAGTGGGATCCGGAAGCGGATCTCCGACAGAGATCGTCGATCAGGGATCCATTGTCGAGTCCATCCCGGAATCCATCGAAGTTGCAGGAACCGTTTCGGCGCTTATTGGCGGGCAGTCCACAGGGTCGATCTTCCCGTGCCTTTGCTGGGATCCAGATCGCGAAGGTGTTTGGATCTTTCTCTCGGTGTCAGGAATCGAAGAGGCAAGCGTCCACCTGTACTACGACGGGAAGACAAACTCGTTCTGGCCCCAGAGGTTCAGCGATCCGCTCTGCTACGCGCCGACAACCGCCGTGTACACGGGTCCGAGCCGTACGGCCAGCGGGCGGCTATTCATGGGCGGACTCCAGTCGATATCCATCCTTGATCGTGCCATTCCTGTCGGCATCGATGGCTGGACGAACGAGGAGGAGATGACCGAGGAGAAGCAGCGGGCGCAGTTTGTCCGCTCCAGCCTCACGGTCGGCCCGTTCATCGCTCCTCTGCCGTACAGGCTCATGCTGAACGAGATCCGCGTGGACATGGCGGATGACAAGTACGAGTTTCCGTACACCGACTACAGCCAGAAGCCCGTCATCATTGTCTCGACCGGAGAAACGGCCCAGTCGGCCGTAGGTCTTCAGACCGATGCCTTGTACGCGATCAACATCAATGCCATCGAGATCGCCTGCGGAAGCGCGCAACTTGCTCCGGCGAGTCCTCTGTATGACGGAGGCGGAGCGTCGTCTTCCTCGCCAACAAACAGGATCGATGGTCGGTTTGCGATCCGTCCGTTCGGCGAATACCAGCAGAACGACATCTTCGCCAGCGGCTCGTCCCGCGTGTACGACGGACCGGGAGACTTCATCATCCGGTACGACACCGCGCTGACTCCGGATGCTTGGACGATCGAGCGGATCATCAGTACTGGCCCCACGGTCTACGAGGTCGAGTACAAGCAGGTCGTCGCCGACGAGGACGGGCTGAACAGCCTGATGGTCAGCAACATCCAGAACCCGATTGGCCGAGATCCGGACAATGCGAACATCTCTGGCGCGTCGTTCCCGACATCGCAGGTGTTCGAGATCGGCCAACTCGATCCGGGCCGCAACAACGCAAAGCGGTGCAGGATCAGGTCAGAGGCCATGTTTATGACGGTCGCCGCAGATGGCCGTCCTTGGTCCGTCGAGCGGATGTCTGCGGTGCTTGCTCAGGTCGGCAAGAGTAGGGGAGGTTCGTAATGGCAGTATTCGCCGCAATCGGAATCGGTCTCATCGGAGCAGGCGCTACGGCGTCCGCTATTGGTTCAAAGGCGCGACGCTCTGCTCTTGAGCAGGCTGGTCAGGTTGCACTTGCCGAGTTCGAGGATCTCGCTGGTCAATACAAGACCAGATTCCGTGGCGCGATGGGCAAGTTCAAGGAAGACCGCGACAAGAACATGGCGCTGTACCGCGAGGAGATGGCTCGCACTCGCGAGGACTTCTCTCGGTACTTCGAGCAGGCTCGATCCGAGTACGCGACGGGGATGGAGCGCGCTCTTGGCGAGTACCGGACTGGCCGTGAATCGAGCATCGCGATGCTGCGCCAGACCGTCGCTCGCCAGCAGCAGGCCGCGACTGCCCGCAATGCGTTCACCGGACTCGGCCAGTCTTCTTTCGGTGCTGCCCGCGTCGAGGGCATCGGGATTCAAGGCGCTCTTCAGGAAGGCGCGATCCGCGAGCAGTATGCAGCGGGACTCTCGAATCTCGAAGCGCAGCGCGCCGCTGGCATGTCCACGCTTTCGACACAGATGGGTTCCGGTCTGTCTGCTCTCAGCCAGCAGCAGGCGAACACGCTGTCGAACATGTACCAGACCTACTCGACGAACCTTGCGATGTACCGACAGCAGGGAATTGCTGCGGAGTTTGGCCTGCGCGGTCAGGGCGTCTCGGCTGCCGTGCAGTTCCAAGGTCAGGCGGCTCAACTTGCGGGTGCTGGCCTGAACGCTGCGGGAAGCGCGATGGGTTCCATCGGCGGAGCGTTCCTCGGTGCCGGACTCGGAGGTGCTGCGGCTGGTGCGGGAACTGGCGCAATGAGTTCCATGCAGAATGTCAACCCGGCATCGCAAATGGCTGCGCCCGGTTCATATGCCGGAGCAGCGCAGCAGTACTTCGGAGGACAGGGATCGTTCCTCAACTACGGGATGAACTATGGATAAGCCACTTTTCTCACGCGACCAACTCCGCGACATCGGACTCGGAATCGGTCGCGGCTTCCAAGCGTACGACCCGAACAATCCGTTCGCTGGCGCTGGTGCTGCGTTGGAGGCGACGATCGCGAGCGGCATGACCCGCGACATGCGAGCCGAAGAGCGCAAGCAGCGTCTTGAGGATTTGGACCGTGCCGAGAAGGCGCTGGCCGACCGCGAGGAGCGCGCCGAACAGTCCATGAAGGACCGCGAGGGGCGCATCGAGGCGATGAGGGAGCGCGAGCGCAAGGCCGAGTCCGAGCAGCAACTCGAAACCGAGGAGACGCTCTACAAGCGCCAGCAGGCTCGCGAGAAGGAAAGCCGTGGTCAGTTCAAGTCGATTGCCGACGCCATGCGTGATGCCAAGGCTGTTTCCGAGTCGCCTTGGCAACAGGACTGGTGGAAGACCCTCGGCAAGTATGTCGAGACAACGAGCGGAAGGTCTCCTGTCAATGTGTACGATGACGCTCCGGATCCGGCGCTTGACCGCGAGGAGTTCGATGTTGCCGATCCGTATCGCGGACAGCCGACCGAATACACGCCGATGGGGAAGGTAGACCCGTCGTTCAAGGAACAGCAGCCGAAGAAGGCAAAGCGCACGGGCAGAAACTTTGATCGCTACACGCAGACTTGGTATGACTCAGAGGAGAGTGGGCGATGATCGACGGGACGACCGAGCAGCAGGTTCCAGAGCCTGTTTCCGCAGAGGCTGTATCCGGAGGGTCGTACATACCCCAGCAGCCCAGCGGTCCTTCCCCGGCCAATGTCTCGTCCCAGATGTCCGATGCCGAGGCGTTCGCGAGGCGCCTTGCCAATGACTCGAAGGGGCGAGCGTCCAATGTCAACGACTTCGATCTCACGATGTCGGGGATCGTGGACGGTGATCCTGTCGGCATGGAGACCTTCGATCTCGGGTTCTTCGAGGACGGCACCCCGGCTATCAAGATCAACGGCGCCGATGTACCGATCCGCCACGATCAATGGATGGCCCTGCTGACGCAGCGCAACCGTACGCGCGAGCAGGTCAAGCAGCAGATGATGTTCGACATCGAGCGCGACCGCGCGAAGCAGGGAATCCAGCGGATTCTTGCGTCGGCGCCGAGCGTTCCTCCGCAACTTGGCAATCTGCTGATGACCATCGCCGACACCGATCCCGGTCTTGCGATGCGCGAGACATCGGACCTGCTGGCATCGATGGCGAAGGACAACGGTCGGTCCCAGTCGAACAGGCTCGGATCGCTGTTGCAAGACTCTGCGGTCTCGTCCGTCGAGTCGATGCTGGAATCGACGGTATACGAGCCGAACCCGAACGGATACGGAGATCCGATTAAGACCACGCCCATCCAGAAGCGCGTGTCTGAACTGTCGAAGGATCCGGATCAGCGCAAGAAGGTCTCTGCATACGCCTTGCAGAACTACCGATCGCTGATGCCCCCGAAGGGGTTCAAGGCGTCTCCGGAGATCAACGGCCAGCCTGTTGGGTTCCC